TCCCGAACCAGTCGTCCAGTCAGGTCGTCCATGTGCCAGCGTGTCTGGATAATTGCTACACGACCCCCCGGCATCAGACGAGTACGCGCACCGAATGTAAACCACTCGTAGGCTTTCTCGAACACTTGGAAGTTGCCGTTAATGACATCCTGCTCGGAGTGTGGGTCGTCTACCAACAACAAATCTGCACCACGACCCGCTAGAGCTGACCCAATACCACACGCGTAATATTCGCCTCCGACATGTGTGTTCCATCTACCTGCTGACTTACTATCCTGCGCTAGACTTACGGTAGGGAATACCGATTTGTACATGTTTGTGGCAATCAAGTTACGAACCTTACGTCCGAAATCCACAGCCAAATCGGTAGTGTGGGAAACCATCATGACTTTTTTGTTCGGGTTACGCCCTAAAAACCACGCTGGATAAAAAATAGAAACAAGCTGTGACTTACCATGACGTGGTGGGATGTTAACACATACACGGTCTTTTTCGCCCCGCTCAATAGCCATCAACATATCGGCAAGGATTCTGTGGTGTTTACCCACAATAAAGTCGGGCATCATCAGCTTACAGAAATCAATTAAGTCGTCGTACGCAGCTTTATTTGATTTCCGCGTGGTCAACTCGTCAGCCATACGGTCAATTTCAGCTACTTCATCAGGCGAAAACGAGTCCAGATTAGCAAGCATCTGTTCAATTTCGTGTTCACTGAAATCTAATACGGGCTTACCCATTGGGTTCCTCTACGATGTCATCGTTTTCTGGATCATCCCCTAATACAGAGTCCACATCAATAACATCGCTCTCAATAATAGTGGCGTCTTCTGCATCTTCAGGGTTCACAAGCCGCATTAACTTACCACGTAGGCGCTCTTTAAGGTCATCTGTAGTTTGATGCGTAATTGTGACCTCAGTTTTCTCAGAAAACAGCCCCACATCAGAAATTTTGCCGAGAAGCTCTAGTGCACGGATGCGTACACGGGGATCGGGGTTCTCAGTTTCGTCAATTAGTTTGTTCGTGACCAGATGTCGTATCTGCACTGAACTCTCTACCACCGAATGCCCAAATTCTTTGAGGATATTACCCGTTAAAATGAGTGAGGCGGGAGTTAGCTTAGCTGCTCGCTGGTTATTTACTTTCTTAGAGGTCTTTTCGGGGTCTTCTGCGTATGCCAAGGCCAATTTTGCCGCCGTATCTTGGTCTTCTTTGTTAGGTTCCACGTCTAATCCATGCTCGGATAGCAGCATAGCAGTATTACACGCCGCTTCTGCACGTGCACGCAGGTCAATATACGGAATTTTATCCGAAAAAGGGACGCCTATCTCAGGGTTTAGCATCAAAGTCATCTATGTTTCCGCAGGCTGTTAACCGTTAGTTATGATTTATACACAATAATTTATTTTTATGCAAGTATGTTGGGACTCCTACCGGGGGGTGTTCCTGTGTAGAGGGGGGTGGGGGTCCCGAACTCAAAAAATAGGCAATCGTTCGTGTAAATTAGTAATACATAGGAACTGGGGGAGTCCCGAAGCTAAAGTGGTTGGTGGGGGTAGGGTAGGGGTCGAATATGCCTGATTTTGTTAGTGCGCCACTAACAGCCTATCGAGGTTTAACTATTTGTGCCAGCCTGTCAGTTTATCTATTGATTTGTTATGGTATGTTTGGCATAGTGTAATTGTCATCAGCGAGGGGTTGATGACATTCTTTAACATGTCAACACATAGGAGAACCGACATGACTTTAATCAATACACTTAGTGAGAACGCAATAGCACGTATCAGCCAAGCCGTTGGCGCAACAGTCAAAGCCGATAAGGCAATGACCAGCGCGCTGGATACATTGGCCGCTGATGGCATACAGTCAACCGACTTCATCAGTCCTAAAAAGGCTGACAGCGGATCGACCGCATCGCCTGAACTGTTCAACAGTATCAACAGCGCCATCGTGCTAGGGTTTACGGCCAGTGTTCAGACCCTACTGGAAAAGAACACCAAGTCGTTAACCGATCCGCAAAAGACCACCAAGCGATACTGGCAACAGCAGATTGGTGCACGTCGTAATGACTTCAAGCGTGCGATGGAAAAGCGCGAGAATGTCGGCGCGACTGACAGCGGGGCGCAACGGACCAGAACAGCGGAACAGCGAATCCGCGACAATCTGAACGACATCATCAAGGTCTGCCAGAATGCGGAGGACGTCAAGTTTGACATCGTTAAGATGATTGAGTTTGCAAAGTCTGGTCTGAAACTTGTTTAACCTAACGGGGCGGCGCAAGTCGCCCCATCTTTTCGGAGGATCAAAAATGCGTGCTAACAAATTGAGGGATACGCTACTGGCAACAGTCGGCATTATATTTATCGGGTTGATGTTTGGATTCGTCGGCATTAACTTCTTACTAGGTTGTGAGACTTGGGACCAATCATATTGGACTGAATACAATTCCTGCATCACACCTACCCAACTGGTCGATGGTTTATTCGACTAACTTCAGCCCCGCTTCGGCGGGGTTTTTTTTTCGCCTGCATTTTGGCAGGCTTTGATACCAGTTCCTCGGTTCGCGGTGCGTCAGTTGCGGTGAGCACATCACTCCACAGCTTGTTAGTGTGACACTAACAAAGGTGATACCAGTTCCTAGAGACGCGTTGCGTCAGAGCGTGTTAGTGCGTCACTAACACTATTCGCTTGCAAGTCTTTGATTCTAAAGCAATGTTCGGAAAAGGGGGGTCAAATATTCGCAATATTCGTTTTTCAAAGTACGAAAACGTAGAGTGTTGTTTCGTGGCATTAGCCATCATTTACTGTGAAGCAGAAGCAGAACGTGCCACTTTCAAACTATCTAATTGTATCTATTCTTATCTATTCTTAATATATATATATACTATTCGTTTTCCATGAAATTGAGCGACGACATTACAGGCCCACCAAAACTTTCTACGTTTTCTTCCCTTCTTCCCCGCCCTCCGCGCAAGTCTCTTATATGTGTCAAAAAGCGAATAAACGAATATTGCTTTGATTTCATATACTTACCCTACCCCACCCACAGAATAATATACTAAACAACAGAAGATTACACTTCTCAACACGTTTTGGTATCATTTGACATTCCCCGCTAGATGTGTCATAATATACGTGTTGGTGGGAGTTTTATGTGTTGACATTGTAGACATCGCCCCTCGCGACCCACCAACAACCTTAATAACACAAAACGTCATACAGGAGAACGACATGACATACCAAAGCAATGTTAGTGACGCACTAACAAATAACGAAGCACCAACTGCACCCAGTGCACCATCCATCGCATCTTCATCCATGCTAGTAGAGTTAAGCATCTCTACATGGACTGCACGTAAGCTAGACAAGCGTGCATCAAAAGATGTTACCACGCAGAACCATGCGGCATCTGGCGTAGCCAATGTAAACAAGAAGCTACTTGGAGACTGCGCCGAACTTGACGCGGTACAGAAGTTTACCGCTAACGTCCGTAACCTGCACTATGGTATGACAATGCCATGGTCTGATACGGGACTGCGGTTACTGCCAACGGTTCAGTATTTCAAGTACCACCAGTCTATGACCGAGGTGCAGAACGAGTATCAACGGCTCGTGACTAACTTCCTCGACGCTTACGATTGGGAGATCAGTCAAGCACAGGCTAAGCTAGGTGACTTGTTCTCACGTGATGAGTACCCGTCCGTCGATAGCATAGCCAACAAGTTTAAGTTTCGGTTCTCATATATACCGCTACCCGAAGTGGGGGACTTTCGTGTCGATGTTGGCAATGAGGGCAACGAGCAGGTAAAACAGCACTACCAATCCTACTATGAGACCCAGCTACATAACGCGATGCAGGACGTGTGGCAACGTGCATACAAGGCACTGACCTCGATGTCCGAACGACTCGACTACGCAGACCACGAGCAGAAGAAAATCTTTCGGGATACGCTCGTGTCTAATGTGCTCGACATAGTAGAACTTCTTGAGGTGTGTAACGTGACGGGTGACTCTCAGATGTCAGCGTTGCGACTCAAGCTGGACGATGCGCTACGGGGTATCACACCAGATGCACTGCGCGAGGATGGGTACCTCCGCGCCGAAACTAAACGTGCAGTAGATGATGTCATCAAGGCACTACCATCACTGGACATGTAAACAACACAACACAAAGTTAGTGACGCACTAACAAAACAATCAGGAGAACGACATGAATAACGCACAGCAAATGTACGCACTAAACCTCGATCAGATCACTACGGCTATCCGTAACGGGGGCAACAAGCGAACAATACTTGTCCAAGGTCACATGGGTACGGGCAAGTCGTCGCTACTCAAGACACTGGCGGCAGAGTTACCGAACCATACGCCGTGTTACTTCGACTGCACGACCAAGGACTTAGGGGACATAAGCATACCGAAACTTGCTACCCTGTCTGACGATGCTGGCAGTGACTATGTGTCCTACGCCACCAACGAGGAGCTAGGTGTGCACCTCGACAAGCCGATCATCTTGATGGTTGACGAGTACGGCAAGGCCAACCCCGCAGTGAAGAACTCTATGCTACGGCTCATGCTCGAACGTAAGATAGGTGCGTACGAGTTACACCCTGATAGCGTAGTGTTTGCGACGACTAACCTCGGTGCCGAAGGAGTAGGCGACCTGCTACCACCACATGCCCGTAACCGTATGACCGTCATCACTGCCCGTAAGCCTGACCACATGGAGTGGATCGAGTGGGGTATCAACAACGGTGTCGATCACACCCTGCTAGGTTGGTGTAAGGATAACCCGCACTTGTTCTACGGTTTCGAGGACGTCAAGAACCCCGACGACAACCCGTATATCTACCACCCCAAGCAACAACGTGCGGCGTTTGTCACACCTCGCTCACTCGAAGCGGCATCTGACTGGCTCAAGGTCCGCGATAGCTTCGACGATCAGACCCTAACAGGTTTACTCATGGGGACTATTGGTGACCGAGGTGCGATGGACTTGATGGCCTTTGTCAAGTTGGCCGATCAGCTCCCGTCTATGGAAAGTATCAAGCAAGACCCCAAGAATGCCAAGGTGCCTGACTCTGCCTCTGCAATATGTATGGTGGTCTATCGTACGCTGGCAAGTTTAGACAAGGATTGGGTAGACGCTTGGATGGACTACATGGTGCGCCTAGACAAGGAAGCACAAGGTATGTTTGCCAACGGTGTGAGGGCACCGAAGTACGCCAAGCAAGCGATGGTCATGACCAACAAGAAGTTCACACAGTGGGCCATGAATAACAACTACATGTTCGCGGCTGACAAGAAATAGTTAGTGCCGCACTAACAGGAGAATGACTATGTTATCTATAGGTAAACAACTAACCGCAGAGCAACGACTATCCAAGGCAGTCGTGGACATCATGGGTAGCCCCAAGTACGTTGCTCTCGCAGGTGTCCTCATGATCGGAGATCGCTCAGTGGTGGACAACATACCAACGGCGTGTACCAACGGACGTGATGAGATGTACGGACGTGGCTTCATCGACACGCTCAACGACGCAGAGCTACGGTTCCTTGTACTGCACGAGTGCTACCACAAGTTATACCGACACCTGACGACATGGCGACACTTGCACGACGAGAATGCACAGCTTGCAAACATATCGTGTGACTACGTTATCAACTGCAAGTTAACAGACGACAACAAAGACGGCTGGGCTACCATGCCCAAGGGTGGGTGCCTCGACACCAAGTACCGTGACATGGACACCGCGCAGGTCTACAACCTACTCAAGCAGGATAACAAGTCAGGTGGTGATGGTGACGCGGGGTCAGGTCAAGGTGGTGATGGTGATGGAGGTTTCGACAGTCATGATTGGGATGGCGCACAAGAACTAACTGCCGAGGAGCAACGCGAACTCGCTCGTGATATAGACGAGGCGGTACGTCAAGGCGCATTGATTGCTGGCAAGATGGGCAGTGGTGGTGATCGTGACCTAGCCGAGCTACTGCAACCACAGATAGATTGGCGTGAGGTACTGCGTGAGTTTATCTCGACGACGTGTGCGGGTAGTGACTACTCTACGTGGCAACGTCCTAACAGGAGATACGTTGCGGGTGGTTACTACATGCCGAGTGGTATTAGCGAGAGCGTAGGTGAGCTAGTCATAGCCATTGATACGTCAGGCTCTATCGGTCAGGTCGAACTCAGTCACTTCTTATCCGAGGTCAAGTCTATCTGCGACACGGTGCACCCCGATGCCATACG